TCACTAAAAACATCTCTTGACCTCATTGAAGGCTTCCGCTTTGATTCAGGCTATGTGGCCTCAGCATTCATAACCAACGAGAGAACAGGCACCGTAGAATATGAAGACCCAATGATCCTTGTTACAGATCAGAAGATTGAGAATGTTGATCAGATCCTTCCAACGCTTGAGTTGTGTGCGAGGGAGTCTCGTCCTCTTCTTTTGATTGCTAACGAGATTGAAGGTCAGGCACTGGCTGCTCTTATCATGAATGCGGTGCGAGGAACAATGAAGGTGTGTGCCGTCAAATCTCCCCGCTATGGTGAAGAAAGACGCAATATAATGAAAGATTTATGCCTCTCCATCGGTGCGACTATGATCACTCGCGAAGACAGCTTACGTCTGAAAGATGTTAAATTAACGCACTTTGGAAGGGCTAAGAGCATTTCCTTGAGCAAGACATGGACGACTATTGTCGGAGGCAAAGGCAATAGAGATAACGTTGAGAAGCAGATTCAATCACTTAAGAACGAGATCCAACAGACGGATTCACTCAAAGAGTGTGAAAGGATCCAAGAGAGAATCACAAGGCTTGCAAGCGGTATCGCTGTCATCAGAGTTGGTGCTGCAACAGAGGTCGAGATGATTGAGAAGAAGCACAGAATTGATGACGCTCTTGAGGCCGTAAGATCAGCGCAGGAGATGGGTATTGTTTCTGGCGGAGGCTCTGCATTGATTCATGTCATAAAGGATCTCAACATTGAGACAGATAACGACGATCAAGACCTTGGTGCCAAGATAGTACTTGAGGCATGCGAAGCGCCGCTCCGACAGATGTGTTTTAATGCGGGTGAGTCACCTGATTTGATTGTTGACATGGTGAAGTCTTCAGAGCCCGGAGAGGCATATGATTTCATGTCGCGAAAAATAATCGATACAAATGAAAATGGCTTGCTAGACCCCGTTAAGGTTACAACCTGCGCTTTGGAGAACGCTGTTTCTGTTGCGTCTACTTTGATCACAACAAACTACGCCGTTGTCAAAAATTAGACTAATTATCTTAGCACGGAGGACGACATAGTTATGTCTGGTGAAGAGTTAAAATCATTAACGCAAGTGATCGTTGAGTTAAAAGGCCAAATCGAAAGAATGGCCGAACGACAAGATGAGATGCTCGATGATGTTAAGCAGATCAAAAAAGCTGTATATGATCCCGACTCGGGCATTTATGCTCGTCTACGCATCCTTGAACAATGGAAAGAGACCACATCCAAAATACAATGGGCTATGATTATGAGCCTTATAAGTTTGTTCACAGCAGCAGTTTACAAACTTTTTATTGATTTACCTTGACACATTCTTTAGTAAGTGTTATATTAAAAATATAAAGGAGTTGTTATGAGAGTTCGTATAAGTTACGCAATAGATTTACAAGACATCCCTGAACTGGCCAACAAGCAGTTAGGAGAAGTGCTACCAGAGTTGAAAGCCAAGGCCGAAAAGGTCTCCCAAGCTACACAATCACTCTCTGCTGTAAAGGACATGCCCTCTGTATCAGCGGAGCTTTGTGGACAGTTGCTTGGAGACATAACCGACTTAAGAGCACACATGAGCAAAGTAGAGCAAGTTCTAACGGATTTTGTTGCCATTTTGGACGGCTACGGCGGCGTACTTATGAACCCACCCCTTGAGCAAGCCCCCGAGCCAGCACAAGTCACTGATGTTGAGTCCGTCGATGACGAATCTTGATAAAGGCGATCTAGTCCACATACCAGCAGAAGTTTACTTGTTTCAGAGCCGTCCGATTAGGAATGCGCCATTTTTTAACCAAAATTGGAAAGTAACTAGAAAAACAAGAGAACCGCAACTTGGCATCTTTTTAAGATATGCAAATGAAAAATCTGGAGTTGTTGTTCTAAACGACGGTGAGTGGGTTATAGATATTAGACACATTTATTTAGCGGAGGCCGATAGTGTTAGTAGAGTTAGTGCAAATAAAATACAATTATGAAAGCAAATATAGTTTGTCCACCATATTTGTAAATCCATTACATATCGTATCTTTGTCAGAGGACAGCGCCCTGAAGAGATCACTATCCGAAGGCAAAATTAATTTGGACCTTTCAGAGCATACAAGGTTTACTCGCCTAGTTCTCAATGATTCCCGAGAGTTTAACGAACTTATGGTGGTTGGCGCGCCCGAGATAGTGCACCATAAGATATATTCTTCAAAGAAAAAAATACTGTTGAGAGACTGATGTATACTATTTATGCTTTAAAAGATTGCGAATACTGTGAACTTGCCGTTGAGGAGCTAACAAAAAGAGGAGAATCTTTTTTTTATTATCCGATGGACAACGAGATACCAAGGAAGCTGCCATCCCTACAGGAACTGAAGAATAGGTATACTTGGACAACGGTTCCAATTATAATTAAGACCGTGGAAAGCAAGGAGCAGTTTATAGGTGGCTATACCGAATTGATGATTTACCTTGAGGAAAAAAATGAAAGTTGAAAAACCATGGGGTCACGAAATAAGATGGGCAGTTAACGATAAGTATATCGGAAAGAAGCTTTATATAAAACGTGGCCATCGCTTATCACTACAGAAACATGAAGTTAAAGACGAGACCATATTTGTTTTAAAAGGTCTTCTCATACTTGAACTGGAACACAAATCAATTGTATTGGAGCCTGGCGATTCCTATAGGATAGAGCCAAATACTATACACAGATTCGTCGCTCCGAAGGAAGGATTCGTAGAGTTAATCGAAGTCTCAACGCCAGAAATTGATGATGTTATAAGGCTTGATGACGACTACGGAAGAGCCTAAAACGATGTACCGCCCCGCAGATTATTCTGCGGGTTTTTGTTTTTAGTGCCATCAGTCCCTAGTTACTAATAGGGGGCAAGGAGGATGCTGCTTAATTTACTTTTACTTTTTTCTTGTCATTTTGACTATGATGAAGATTTCAATACGTTCGATATGCAGTTGTATGATATTAGAACGTTTAACGTTGGATACGAGAAGTCTAAAAAATCTTCAGTCATGATAGAGGCATATAACGCACAGAATATATTTTCTGGCCATGGTTCTGGGAACTACTTTTACTCTGGTCCTCGTAAGTTTATCATAACTGCCAATCATGTGGTTGAGCGTGAGGGCACCATTTTTGTTAAAGAACAAGACGGGACCAGACACAAAGCCGAAGTGATCTATCAAGAGGCCAGCAGAGATGTGGCGATATTATATGTCCACAGTGATCTAAAAGTCACAACACCAGTTCACTTGCATTACATGCACCCTTTTAACAATGAGGGTAAAAATATATATTTTACTAGCTGCCCAGACGGCACACCTTTTGTCCTCGGGACGGGTGTCATTGTTAAAGACGACGACGGTTTCTTTTATTCGCAATCATTAGCATGGCCGGGCAGTTCTGGCGCCATTGCGTTCGATGCGAGGGGTAATGTTGTAGGCGTGCTAACAGGTGTGCGCATAGCATATGATTCCGTAGCGAATAGCGGACGGATGCTGGAGAACTATGTTTTCATAGGACGCTTTGAGTTTATCGATCGCTGGAAGATAAAGAGAATCTTTCAAGATGCAGGAATTTGATTATAAAGTCGGAACTCTCTTGGACGATATGGGAAAGTTAGGGGTGATTTCAAGAGTTATACGTTCTGGTTCTCTTGAGATTGATATGCCATTAATAAGATGGAGAGTCAACTATGAAGTGTATTACCAAGATGGCATTATTTCAATTATTGGCCACGAAACACTAAGTAGATTAGTGGAGGAAAAAAAAATAAGAGTGTTACACAAACCAGAGGATATCGATGTCTGATCAAGAAAAGATTAAAAACATGCTTCTCTTAGAGCTTAAGTTGTTAGAGGAATTGGAGGGCGAAGTTCAAAACATAATGACTCGTCTGAGATTACATCGTCAATTTGTTTACAGTGCTTTGGAACTAAGGAAAGTGGTTAAAACAGATGGCGGTTTATATTTATTTGAAGAAGAGGAAGACGCTAGCAAGGTGTTGACTTTTCCCGATCAAAGAAAATAATTGACCTCCTACTACCCTACTACCCTACCCCCCTTAACGTATGCGCCTGCCCGAGACCAAGTTAAAGAAACTATTCTATTATCATCTCGTAGACAAGCGAGTTATGTATCTATGGAATTTTTTCTTTGATGTTGAAAACGATTTTAACCTATCGGACGATCAGGTAAAAAGAAGACAACAGGTTATAATGCACGAAATAGGATATCATGAAGAGATAATAATTGAATTATTAAATCATGTAACCTATGACGAGATATACAAAATCAAAGATGAATACGACTTATAGTATTGGAACTTTGGTCACATTCAAGGATCCGTACATATACGGGATCTCAAAGGTCGAGCCGCCTTTTGAAATCGGTATAATAACCAAGGTATTCGTCGCAGACGATGATTTCCTAACACCAGTTTATCAAGTTTATCTTATTTGCGCTCGGACTTACTCTGTCATACCATCCGAGATGCTTTGGCCCGTTGACCCGCTTCTCTATTGACGCGTCAAAAACTTTACATAATTATTGAAAAAGTTTAAATAAAAATACTTTACATAATTATTGAAACTGGAGAAACAAAAAAGCCGAACACAAACACAAAAACCCATCCCAGCAATCTTTCAGCCGAGATGGGAAAACTTGAGATGTAATTGTATTTTGCTCTGTATTCCTTCATTCAGGGTTTCTTTCCAGTTAGACAGGCCGAGGCCATGAGAACAACTTAACACGTTTCATCAAGTTGTCAAGGGTAAAAAGGTTACTTTTTTTTCACCACTATCTATTGACATATATACGCACCGTGTTATATTATATGTGGAGGTTGAAAATGGCTAATATATGTTTCTCTGGCCCAAAAGCACCAAAAGACGAAGCCCGCAAGGCTCTGATGGAGAAGGGTGCCGAGGTTACTGATAATCGATACATAGTTTCTTTTGAGAGCGACGACACAGGCTCTCATATGGTTTTGAGAGTCGAGAGAAATCTTGACGGAACCAGCGGCATCAGGAAAGAATTCATGGAGACAAAATTCTTAGGCTGGCGCGTTGTTTATATGAACGTGCCCGATGACTATATAAAGTGGTTCTTCAATGACAACGGCACAAGAAAAGTAACGCAGTCCGCCAATGAATAGGTGCGACATAGGCGACTTGGTCTGCTTCCGACTTGAAGAGAGAGGCTGGCGTTCTGAAATAATGCTTGGTGTTGTTTTGGCTCCTGATAATCCGCAATACTCCTTATCTTATAACTTTTATAGGATTAAGGCAACACATGGAAGCACTTATCTGGTATCTGGTGCTGACATAATCAGCAATCTTACAAAATCTACTTGACAAAAATGAACATCATGTTATCTTATATTCACAAGGAGAAAAATATGTTTGAACATCTTTTGAATTGTCACGGTGAATGGACCATCTTTCTTGGTCTGTTGCCAAGCTGGGCTCTTGTTCCTTATTGGTTCAAGATCGGCGTATACGGAACCCAAAATGAAGAAGCTGTATAAGCGCGTATTGTGTAAAGACGGATTCTCGATGTCGGTCCAAGCTAATGCTGGTACATATTGTATGCCAAGGATTAGCAACGCCGATAGCTATCAGTGTGTAGAGGTTGGTTTCCCGAGTGACATAGATCCTCTATTGATGCCTTTTTGTGAAGATCCCAAAGATCCAACCGAGACAGTGTATCCATATGTTCCATCCACAACTATCTATCTTGTAATAGCAAAGCATGGCGGAATGATACAGGGAGAATTGCCTCCCGGCATTCCATGTCCAAAGGAGTGGAATTGTGAGAACAGATAGGATTCAAGATGGTATGCGAGTTAAGCACATTGGCGACAATAGGCTCGGATTTTCTCGCGGTCCAGTTTTCCATTTCAGCGTATGGTGGATCATGGTTGAATGGGATAATACTGGTTTCCAGTATGTTTTGGAAGAGTGTTTGGAGGTCATAAGTGAAAATCGGTGACATCATACAAGATTCGTGTTTTCCAGAGGACAAAGGAATAATTGTGAAGATTGAAAGAGATAGTTTTCTGGTTGTGGAGCTTACAACAGGCAAAGCAGACTGGTACCACAGGAAGTATGTGAAAACATGTCGCGTGATCTCTTGCGAGTAGGCGATCTGGTAACATATTCCAGCAGGTCTTTCGACGCACCACGATTTAGAGAGTTGTTTCTCGGCGTGGTCATCGACAGAGACGGCGTTGGTTTCGCAGGGCATGTGGTCATTTATTGGCTGAAGCATACGTCATATCAAGGCGAGACGAAATGGATGCATCCGTCTAATCTCAGAAAGATTGAAGTTTCTTCTTGACAGATCCTTCAAGTCGGTTATATTATTATTGTAAGGAGAGAGAATGCAAGTCGGTGACCCTGTTAGCATATTGTTCGCGAAT